AGGGCTATGACGACAATTATACCGGGACCAACTTTGACCGTCCGCATTTTCAGGAGATGATCCAGGCGGTGGAGGCGGGAAAAGTGAACTGCATCATCGTAAAGGATCTTTCCAGGTTCGGCCGGGAACACTTGGACGCTGGAAAATATATTCTGAGACTGTTTCCCGCTCAGGGTATCCGTTTTATTGCCATTACGGACGGCTATGACAGTGCCCGCCAGGACGCTTCTTCCCATATGCTCGTTTCGTTCAAAAATTTAATGAACGATAACTATTGCCGGGATGCGTCCATCAAAATCCGCAGCCATCTGGATGTTCGGCGCCGCAACGGAAAGTTTATCGGCTCCTTTGCGGCCTACGGCTATTTTAAGGACCCGGAGGATAAAAACCACCTGCTGATCGACGACGAAGCCGCCGCTGTGGTGCGGGACATCTTCGCGTGGAAGATCAGCGGCATGAGCAATCAGGGGATTGCTGACAAACTCAATCACCTGGGCATCCTCTCGCCCATGGAATACAAGCAGGCCAACGGTATCAAATATGGCTGCGGGTATAAGGTCCATTCCAAGGCCCTTTGGTCCTCCGTTGCCGTCCGGCGTATTTTGACCAGCGTGGTTTATCTGGGCGTTATGGAGCAGGCAAAACGGACGACCCCCAATTACAAGGTTAAACGGGAGATTCAGCGTCCCCAAGATGAGTGGATCAGGGTGGAAGGCACCCATGAGCCGATTATTTCACAGGATGATTTTGACCTGGTAGCCCGGCTCTTGCTACTGGATACCCGCTCTGCACCTGGGGAAACGGTCGTTTATCCGCTGGCGGGTCTGCTGTACTGCGGGGATTGCCACAGCAGCATGGCCCGCAAGAGTTCCATCACAGACCAGCAGACTTACCACTATTACATCTGTAGCGGATATAAGCGTGACCGCAAAAGCTGTACTACCCACTCCGTCCGTACCGTTGAACTGGAGCAGGCCGTTTTGGACGGCATCAACCTCCATATCCAGTCCGTTGCCGATCTGCGTCAGGCTCTGGAGGCCATCAGCCGCAGGCCCGCGCAGAAGCTGGAGGTCTCCAAACTGAACCGGCGCGTGGATGCGTTGCAGAAGGAAGTGGAAAAGGCAAGGGAGCTGAAAGACGCGCTGTACCGCCGGTATGCCATGGGTGAGATCGAGCTGGAAGATTTCCGGGAGTTCAAACGGATCTTTGAGCAGGACTGCCAAAAGGCGGAGCAGGCCATGGACGCGCAGCGGGCACAACTGGACGCTATTTTGAAAAGCGGTTCCCCCACAAGCCCATGGATTGACTATTTCCGGCAGTTTGGCCGGGTGGAAGAATTGACCCGTCCCATTGCAGTAAAGTTAATTGACCAAGTGCTTGTTTATGAGGGCGGGCGCGTCGAGATCGTGTTCCGCTATCAGGCCGAATATGAAATGGCGCGTCAGTTCCTCTCCATTCACACTCAGGGGAGCGAATGGAGGGAGGCGGTCTAACATGGCGAGAAAAAGCAGGAAGGCATCTATTCAGGCAGTGCTTGGCGGAGCACCTTTGCTGGTATCGGAAAGTGCCGCGATGCGGACGGCTATATGGAATACCGCCGGTTACGCCCGGCTGTCCATCATGGAGACCCGGGACAGGAAGGACAGCGAAGCCCTTTCCAATCAAAAGGATCTCTTGTGTGGGTATATCGGCCAAAAACAGGACCTGAAACTCTGCGGCCTGTACGCGGATAACGGAGAGACTGGGACGAACTTTGACCGTTCGGACTTCCAGCGGCTCATGGCCGATATTCAGGCTGGGAAAATTAACTGCATCGTGGTAAAGGACCTGTCCCGTTTTGGCCGCAACTATGTGGAGGCCGGGAACTATCTGGAACGTGTTTTTCCGTTTTTAGGAGTCCGCTTTATCTCCATTTCTGACGGCTACGACAGCACTGCGGCCAACGCCGGCGATATGCTGGCAATCGCGCTGAAAAATCTGGTCAATGAAGCTTATTCCATGGACATCTCCCGGAAGTCGGGAAGTGTACTGTTGGAAAAGCAGAAGCGGGGAGAGTTTATCGGGGCTTTTGCCGCCTACGGCTATCTGCGAAACCCAGAGGACCCTCATAAAATTATTGTTGACCCGGAGACAGCTCCCATTGTCCGAGAGATATTCCGCAGGAGAGCAGACGGTGAAGAAGTGCGTGCGATTATGCGCTGGCTTAATACTGAAAATATCCCGTCTCCCTGTTCATACCGCTATCAGAAAGGTATTTGTCTGGATAAAAGATACTCTGATGGGCAAGCAAAACCATGGATGCAGGGGACTTTGAAAAGAATACTGGAGAATCTTACTTATCTGGGCCATATGGTACAGGGACGGCGGCGCTCGCAGTTTTACGCCGGGATACCGGACCGGCGGCTGCCCCAGTCGGAATGGATCATCGTGGAGAATACCCATGAACCCCTCGTTGACAGGGAAACCTTTGACAGGGTGCAGGCGCTCCGGCAGGCCGACAAAGAAAAATACCATGCGAACCTGGGCAAATACGATCATTTGGGCACAGAGGAAAACATTTTTCGCGGTTTAGTCTTTTGCGGGGATTGCGGCCGTCCGATGGTGCGCTATAAAGAAGTAAGCCATGAGAAAAAGGTGTTTTATCGGTTTATCTGCCCCAATTATGCTGATTTAGTGGAACGAAGCGGATGTGCTTATAAATACCTTCCAGTGGATGATTTGAAAACTGTCCTGAGCCGGCTGATTGCCCAAGAGGTCTCCTTGGCAGCAGACGCCGCCGCCCTGCTGAGTAAGCAGAGAAGCAGTACCGTCTCCGTAGCCAGCCAGGAGCTTTCCCGGGCCTCGTCTGAACGAGCCAGCTTGGATGTGCTGCGGGAGCGCCTTATGCGGGATCTGCTGGCAGGTGCTTTGAGTAAAGAGGACCATGACCGTATGAAGCGGAGATACGCACAGGAAGGGCAGGAATTGGACAAGCGGATCGCACAGCTTCAAAAGGCCCAGCGCCGGGAAAAGGAGCTGTTGACCACCCAGAATCCTTGGCTTATGGTATTCCGGCAGCATACCGGGGAAATCCAGTTGACAGATAAACTGGTACATACTCTGGTAGAACGGATTACCGTATATGAAAACAACCGCGTGGAGATCTGCCTCAAATACCAAGATGAACGGGCGGCCCTTCTTGACGCGCTGGAGCAGCGCGTTAAGGAGGTGAGCGCATAAATGCGGGGATTAGGGAAGTATATCCGATTGTCCGATCAGGACGATGATTGCCGCCCGGGGGAAAAGGCGGAGAGCAATAGCGTTGTAAACCAGCGTCTGCTGCTGGATCATTTTGTTGCCAACGATCCTGAATTGGCAGGATGCCATGCTCTGGAATTTCTGGATGACGGGCACACAGGAACGAATTTTGACCGCCCTGGCGTACAGGCTTTGTTTGCGGCGGTCCGTCGCGGGGAGATCGACTGCATTATCGTAAAGGACCTCTCCCGTTTTGGCCGGGACAGCTTGGAAGTGGGCGAATACCTGGAAAGGGTCTTTCCGCTGCTTCAGGTGCGTTTTATTGCGGTCAACGACGGTTTTGACAGCAGGAAAAAACAGTATGGGACAGCGGGCGATCTGGACATCGGCGTGCGGAATCTAATCAACGAACTATATAGCCGAAATGTGTCCGTTAATGTACGAACCGCAAAACGGCAATACGCCGCTCGTGGTGAATGTATTGCGGCATATCCCTTTTACGGCTATGTCAAAGGAGCGGAGAATCGCCGTCAGCTTGAAATTGACCCGCCCGCCGCAGATGTGGTCCGCACAATCTTTCGTCTATGGCTGGAAGGCGGCTCTACGGCGGATATTGCAGAATCGCTGAACGCCCGGCAGGTCCCTTCGCCCTCCATGCGTAAGCGGCAGCTTGGCGTAAAACGGGCAAACTGGAGCAAACTGCGGGAGGAAGTTCCTTGGACAGCATCGGCAATTCGGATTATCTTGCAAAATGAGCGATATACCGGCAAGCTGATTAGTATTCGCACAATGCGAAAAGAAATCGGCAAGCGGGAACAAAGAACCATCCCGAAAGATGAGTGGATCGTTGTGCCTGATGCGTTTGAGGCGATTATTTCTGAGGATGATTTTCACCGGGCACAAACGCTTTTTCGTACTGTGCCTCGGACGCTGGCAACGCCGGTTAAGAAAAGTAATTCTCAACTGCTGTTTTCCCGGAAAGTGTTTTGCGGCGTATGTGGATTGGGCCTGTCCCGCCAAAAAGCAAGCCGGCCATATTATCGGTGCAATGCTCCCAAAGGCCCGCTTGCGGAAAGGTGTAAGGCAATCCGGATTTCCGAAGAGGATTTGAAAGCGTATGTTTTGGAAGAGATTCGGAACCATGCCACTGCTGTCTGCGTTGAAGAACCGGCTGACATAGCGGCAGATGCAAGCGCCATCCAAGATAGGATCACTGCATTGGAGCAGAAAATTGAAAAGCATTGGTCCGCAAAGAAGGACGCTTTTGTAAAACGAAACGGCGGGTTGATTTCCCAAGCGGAGTTTGAACACGTTTCCGTAGAAAGAGGGCGGAAAATCCAGCAGCTGCGGGCAGAACTGGAATGTTTGAGCCATACCGCTGCGACAACGCGGCCGCCAGTAGCCCAGTGTCCCGATAAGCTGGCCGATGCTGCCGGTGCGAAGGAGCTGACCCGCGAAATGATGGATGGGTTAATTCGGTCTATTCATGTGTTTGAGGACGGACGGATAAAGACTGTGTGGAACGCCCCGGAGGGCGTAGGAAAGATGGTACAGGCTCCGTTCGGAAAAGGAGAAGCAGAATGAAGGTTTTTATTTATCATCGTATAGACAGCAGCAGCCCAAATGATATGGACCGGGAGCTGATGAACTGTCATCTCAGCTGCATGAAAAAGGCCGCAGAGTGTCATGGACATACAGTTGTGGGGATGTTTCATGATTTTGCAAACGGGCTTTCCCTCGAACGGCCTGGGCTTGGCTTCCTTCTGGATGCCGTTGATGGTAGAAGCGCTGAGGGTGTCGTGGTAAAGGACTTTTCCAGAATTGGCCGAGATGGATTTACGGCGGAGCAGATCCAAAGGCGGCTGAGGTCGGCAGGATGCCGCGTCTTTGTCGAAGGTGATTTCCGCAGGAAAGGATGTGACTGAGTGGGATCTCTGTGCTATATGTGTACACAGTGGAATGACTGGCTGGGGCGATGCGACGCTCCATTCTGGTGCCCCGATAAAGAGGCCGTCAACGCCTCTCACGATACATTTTTTTCGGAGGATCTGATTCCTGACTCTGAAAGCAGTAACTTTGACTATATGAAACCATAAAAATTTGTCAAATTTTTTGTTGTTTCCCTCTTGACACTTTCAGATGACGGAGTCTCGGGTAC